CGTCACTGACAGGTATGATGCACCGGATCACATCAGGTGCCTTGCCTGCAGGCGAGTTCACCCCGGCAACAGCCTGGGTCTCGGTGATCGTGTCAGGGGCGTAGTTCCAATCGAAGGCGTCTCCCACCTTGCTCATGTACCACTCAGCCGGATCAGCCTCAGTTGCAGACATCACGATCCGGCCACGCCAGTTCTCGATCAGGGTGGGCCGCTTGTCAGCAGCATCGATCGGGAGAGTGCCGCTGGTAGGAGTCCACGTGGTGATCGCCCGGGTCTCAGACTTGTAGTATTGGGCCGATCTGCCATCCGCGTAGAACAGGTTGGTCCCCAGCTGCGCGGAGAAGATGACCGGGGCGTTTCGCTCAAGAGCCGGGGTCGTGAGGTCCCCACCGCTAGTGATATCCGTCCACTGGAGGTCATCAAACTCTCGTATGATCCCACCGGACACTGCCAACCGCACGGTCTGCCTCTTGGAGGTCGCGTTCTCCGGGTTCAGCGAATACGCAGCTGCACACGAAGCCCCGCGATGCGCTGATGTACCGGCACCGTGGCTGGCGATCCATGACCCAGTAGCCGTATCCGAGGGAGTTGCCGCCTCGGTAATCCGGGCCACGTTGTTGGAAGTCTGGGTCGCGAACAGGCGGAACCCGCCCTTGTCGTCGACACGCACGACGTTCCAGGCCGTGATATCGTGGGAGTCATCAGACGAGGACAGTGCTCCATTAGAGACCGCAACGACTCCGAACGATTTTCCGCTGCCATACACGCTCCCTCCCACCACCCCAAGGCGGTCCCTGACCGGATCGTATGTGATTGATCTGGTGGTCCCTGCATTGGTCTGCTGCCACTGCTGGGCCCCATACTTGTTCACCTTCGTCACGGCGTGAGAGAACGTGGATCCCGAGCGGGTCAGGCAGTAGAAGTTGCCCAGCCCGTCCGCGGCAATGTCCAGTTCCTGGTTCGTATCGGTTGGCGTGGAGTCAGGCGCGTAAGTCTGAAGTTCCTTCACAACCGTCTGCTCACCCGTCTCGGCATCCAGAAGCTGAAGCGACAGGCGTGCGTTATGTGAGATCGTGAATGTGCCAGACCCCCCGGACTCGGTCAGCGTGATCTTCTTGTTCGATACGGCTGACCCCTGCTGGACAATCGCGACAGCAATGCTGGCTCCACCACTAGCGGTGATCGTGGGTAGCACCACGTCTTGAAGACCGAGAGTCCCCGTGAACTCGATGGTGACCGGGGACGTTCCAAGTGGCCCACCAGTACAGGTAACCTTCCCGTCCAGGTGAGACAATGCCTCCAGTCGGACTAGCACGGAGTCGGTGCCTGTGGCCGTGGCGTCGTAGTCGATGCTCCCGGTGACCGTGTCAGAGGCTGCTGCAGGGGCACTATCGTTGAAGCAGAGCATCCCCAGTAAGCCATCAGCCTGGGTCATCAGGTTTACCGTGTTCGAGGTCTCACCTGAACTCGGATAGAAGTGCTGGAAAGCAGCTGTGCTCTGGTTCTCCGAGACTGCCCAGTAATCGTCCTGGTCACCATCCCCAGTTGCCGTGTCCAGCAGCTTCCCGGTGGAGGTGCTCACCCTGTAGATAGCCTCCCCGTTCACGCCGCTGATGTTCTTCACCCAGACGTAGAGCACGTTCCCCACAACGACCATGCCACGCAGCTGCCGCGTGGCCGAGGCCAGCTGGACGCTAGGCATGGAAGCGTTTGTCCAGTCGATGTCGACCGTCATCTCCTTGTTGACCTGCCGGATAATCAGCTTGTGGGAACTGTCCACGGTCGCGATGTACCCGAAACCGTCATCCCCCCAGCAGCTGAGGTTGAAGACCTCGGTACTGGCTCCCCCGTCAGACCCCTGCTGCACCCCGTCCGGGTCAACCATCAGGAATGAGCCACTGGTCGACTCGTTCATGATCGCGTGACCTTTCCCCGAGAGTGGGGTCAGGTCGGACCACGCGAGATGGTTGATGTCCTGGATCAGGCGAGTAGAAGCAGTCGTGTGCTGGGTTGCCAGATACTTGGACATCCCAGGCCGCTGACCTCCACGAGACCGTCCACTGGACTCGGAGTTCAGCGTGCTCGCGGTATCAGGCGATGACGCAGGGAAGGGGCGCACATTCTGCGCATCGACCGTGGTGTGGTCTGGCTGAAGTTCGTAGGGGCCACCCTCGTGTATCCCGTTGAACGGGAAGGCCATCGTGTAGACACTCGGCTGGCGAGGCATCCATGCTCCCTCTTGGCACCATTAGATGCTCGCTACGAAGACTTCGATATCCACTACAGCCGACCCAGTTGGCTTGACCTGAATGGTCACGACATCCAGCATCACCCCGAAACTTGGACTAGCATCGGCCTCAATCAGCATCAGGTCGTCTGGTGAGCCAAGGATATAACTTTCACCGGCACGGAGTGCGACCATGAAAGATGTCGCTGATGCCACCATCGCGACCTCGACTGCTTCGGTGTTATCCAGATTCGTGACACGGATGTACTTGACGTTACTTACGTCCAGAGCACCAGCTGCGTCGTATACGTCAGCTTTGAATGTGAGCACCGTTGTCGTGTTGCTGGCTGGGCAGCTGACAATCCGCTTCATCACCTCGTTGACCGAGGAAAAAGTCAGGGTATTCTCACCACCCTGGTCCCGGCCATTGAGCTTGATCGTCTCGGTGATCTTCACCGTGAGAGTCGCTGCTGTCACCGTGCTGGTCATTCTGCGGCTACCTCCTCGTAAACAACGCAGCCGGTGAATGTGCCGGTGGTTGCCATCTGAAAGATGTCGCCAGCATCAGTCTCCATCCATCCTGCAGGATTGAACGGGAACACGATGTTGACGTTGTTTTGCGCCGACATTTGCCCGGTCAAGGAGACCGCAGTCCCGCTAGGCTTGGTCTGGATGTTTAGCACAGGTGGCGTCGAGTTATCGGTGGAGTTGAAGATGCCAGCCAGGAGCCGGATCTTCATCCCCGTCACAGCAGCCACGATGACAGTTGTGCCTGACCCGTTGACCACCGCAAACTTCTGGCCTCGCCCGTCGTAGGCCAGATTTGGAAAGTCAGTCACCACACTGGTTGTCGAAGAAACCATGCGTCACCCCTACTAGTTGACCGTCAGCTTGTCGATGTTGCTGTCGGTGGCGGAACCCAGGTTGATGTAGATGTGCGCGTCGATGTCGTCGTCAGTGGCACCCGAGTTGATGATGATGCAACCCTTGGCGTACCCAACGCTCCCGTCTGCCGGGGCATCGCCGCCCGCAGCACCAAGATCCTCGACCACGAGTAGCTTGTTGCCAGCCTCGTCAGATGCAATGACCCCGGTCGCGTCGTGAAGTTTGTGCCTGCCAGTCATCGTGTTCTCCTTACGTTCCCTGGCCCTTGTAGGTGACTCCACTACTGAACAGGCTGAGCCTTCGCGGGCCGTACATCTCACGCCTGTCAGACCAGTCTGCGTTGTATCCGTAGACCTCGGACTTGTTGTCCTGACGGTCTCGTGTGATCGATGTTACCAGATGTTCCTGGAATGTCTGGGACATTACGCCACGTTCCCCATCCATTCTCCGCTCAGCTTCAGCAAGGCAGCTGTAGAGGATCGTCTCGCTGTGCTGACTGATTCCATGCACCCGCTCGCCAGCGGACGGTGAGCCTGTCTCAGGCTTGTCAGGGAGGACCCTGTACCGATAGGACAACGTGGCAGTTGCCGTGACATCCGGCCAGAACATGATCTCGTAACGAGTACCCTGCAGCGTGTGACTCCTCGCCTTGGGTCGGATCGCCCCGTAGAAGGGATCCTCGGACGAGTACGTCACGTTGTAATCACGCTGCCTCAACTCACGCATCCGGCTCTCACCCACAAGCTCCACCGGCTGGGTCGCATTATCAGCCTGGGCGTAGGTCAGAGCACCAAGGATGTTCCCGAAATCGTCCGGGAGATCGTAATCGTCCTGGTGCAGCGAGTAAGTGGTACTCGCGGACGCATCAGAAGCATCCGATGTGTCCACCAGTGTCAACTGGGTGGTGCTGCCACGAGTATCCACGGGGTAGTTGGTCCCGCTGATGTTGATCTCGCCAGCTGCAGCCCAGGTGGGCCACGTCCCCCCGGAAAGGGTAACCACACCATTGGTGGCCGCGATCGTACCCGTGGAGTATCCCGCGTTCAGCGAGAGACTCGCCACCGGCATCAGGAAGGACCAGTCGTGGGTCCTGCCTTCAACAGGAGGCGGATTGTAGAACTGGCGCAGGCCAGATTCGCATATCCGCTCGATCAGCCGCGTGCGATCGGTATCCGTCTCGCTGGTGTATCCCTCGTCGTTACCCCCGAAGAGGAACTCATACACCTCGTTCCGGATACCATCCCACGTCAGGGATAGAGTAGGCTCAGCCATCCGTGTTTACCTTGTCAGGTGCGACTACCCGGACCTTCTCTTCGCCATCAATCCGAACTCGGTAGTACCCTTTCGGGGTCATCCCCAGGAACTCGGCTGGATAGCACTCACCCTTGATGAACACCTGCAAGTTTTTAGCATGCTCGGGGAGAGATGCTTCCTCCTCCTGGGTCTCAAGCTCGGCAATCCGACCGCTCAGGAACGATACCTCGTTGCACAACGCCAGGATCCACCCGCTTGGGTGACTCTCGCCGCTGGCCGCGAACGCTTGGTTCTCGATGCGGTTGAATGCCTTGAACACATGCGCGGAGATCGGGCCACCTGTCATGTGCTCCATCCGCTGCCGGTTGACACTATCCATCGCACATCACCCCACGGACTGAAAGCGTACAGACCTCTTCCACGACGACTGGAGCCTTCTTGACCGCAGCCTTCACCGGGGCCTTCTCGGCCACGGTCTTCTTCGCCACCTTCTTGGCAGCTGCCTTCTTCTTGGCCATTGCCGTTCTCCTTCACAGGGCACCCGGGAGAGTCCATCGCGCTCCCCCGGGTGCTGTAGCGTGGTCTTACTAGTCTTCAACCCCGAGGGCCCACCAGTCCATCTGCAACGTGGACTCGGCTGCTGTGCCAACCTTGGTGGCGAGGAACAAGCACAACTCCTCGTCATCCGGGAAGGTGGCCGCAGCCATCTGCGTCTGGGTGACGTAGACCGACTCTTCCACCCCGTTGTCGATGAAGATCTTGATCTGCTTGTCATCGGGGTGACTGACCGGATCGTACAGGAATCCCATCTTCATGTAGGTGTCAGCAACCATGTCCGCGACATTCGCGTGAACCTGGACCGTCTGACCAGAGGTTCTCCAAGTGAAATCGAGTTCCTCACCGTTGTCCTGGAGGACGGAGAACCCGATGAAGTCCTTGTCAGCGACGATCCCATCCGTGTCAGTCAAGGCATTTGCGGCCTGGGAACTTTCCTCGGACAGCCCGACGAAGAACGCGAGGGCGTTGTCCGCGATGCTGGCCTTCTTGATCCGGCACTCGAAGGCGATGCGCTTGGCACCGGTTGCATCAATCGCGACCATGCCGCCAGCACCGCCGCCGCTGATGATGCTGCCCTCGTCGTTATCGGCATCGTTGCCAGCAACCTCGATAGCGCCAGTCGACTCAGAAGCGGATTGCTTCAGCGTCACGCCAGTGTCGATGTAGCTCCCGTAGTTGCCGATGGTCTGGGCACTGATGTGCGCCGGGTGGTTCATGAAGTCGTCGTGGAAGAACCGACCGCCGAGACCGACGCTCCAGTTCTTCACGGGGAGACGACCCCAGATGCGTGCGGACAGGCCGCGGGTCTGGGCAGAACTTGGACCTGTGGGCCCCTTGTGTTGTACATAAGCGGTCATGAGCTATTGCTCCAGTGCTGCCAGTCGGGAAACGATACCTGGGGGTGGCGTGGCAGCGATAGCCACCCCCAGGTCATCGGAGGACATCTCAGTTACTTGCTCAGCACGAAGCCGCCACGACGGCGATCGACGCATGAGAAGTTCATCGTGCAGTCAGTGTAGCTGACCAGCGTTCTGTGCTGGTACGGGTGCGGCTGCACCTTCGTTTCCTTCATGTACTCGCCCTGCAAGAAGCACGGCTTGAACACGGCCCAGTTGATCCCGTAGATCGGGTTGGTCGTGTCACCAGTACCGGAGTTGTTGTCGAAGTAAGGAACCCACTCGACCGGGATACGCCGGAACATGGTGTTTCCATCCTTGCTCGCGACATCGTTCCCCAGGTTGTCGTTCTGGGACTCCAAAACTTCCTCAAGGGTTCCCAGCACCGTGTAATCGGTGTAGTAACCCCAGTTGGACTTCATGTTGGAGAACGGGCCGTCAACGGGCGGCTTGAACTCCGTCTTGGTCGCGGCTTCACGCCACTTCCGGATGAGGTCTTGCTTGGAGACGTTCACGTACTGAGCGTTCCAATTCTTCCACCGGGAGTAGGTATTGGGATCCAAACCCCCGACATCGGTGAACCCCGTGGGTCGACCACCGTTGAAGCCACCCGTGGTGGAGTAGCTCGTGGTGTTGATCCAGTAGGGAACCCCGTAAGGGGCGAGGGTGTCGCTGGAACTCGTGGGCTTCGACCAGAAGTTCCCTTCCATCAACTCGGCCAGATCGGTCATCGCATCGACGCGACTGGTCTGGAGCAGGTTGACAAGACGGGCGGGAGAACGGTTCATCGCGATGACCCGCTCCTCCAGCGACCAATGCGTCTCATTGTGTCGCCAGGGGATGTTGCCCGTCTTCTGCGTGTCAGCAGTTGTCGGGTTATCCGTTTCTGCCAGTTTCACATTGCGCGCCGCGTTATTTGAAAACAGGCGAACATTGAACTGATAGCCGTACCCAGACCCGAACTGGACGGACTTCTTCTTCAGGATCCTGGGCAACGCGATGTGGGTTTGGTTATCCACAACGATGTCGGCCCACGTGGTCTTCTCCAGAGCCCGCAACGTGGTCGTTACGAGATCTGCATAGTCATCAGCCTGATAAGGCATCGAAACACTCCGTTATGAAGTGCCTCCTAGTGAGAAGACATCCCGTGCTCAGCTTGCCAGTTAGCCGCAGCCTGGACTGCAGCCTCGTAACCCGTATCCGGACCACCGTCACGGTGTTGGGGTAACGCTGTGGCCTGCCGAGCGACTGCACCAGCCTTCTCGGAGACACGTTGTAGAGCCGCGTGGCTCATTTCTTTTCCATGAACGGACTGCGCAGCCCGCTCAACCAAAGCATCCATCGGGGGAATACCTTCACCCCTAGCCAAATACCCCTTACCCATCCGGGCGACCTCGTCAGCCACGGAGATACGGTTCAGAGCGTTGTCTTCCTGTAAGTCGTTCAGCCGGCCTCGACCGTAGATGTTCTCATCCATGTTGTTGAGGATCATGTCCATCTCTCGGCCTGCCGCTTCCATCTGCATCCGCTGGGTGTGCATGAGAACCGCACCCAGCGTGTTCTCCATGTGATCCATCTTCCCCTGGTAGAACTTGTTCATTTCCACGATCTCGGGATCGTAGTCGCTCGGGTCACCAAACTCGAAAGCCGTGCGACCCTGTGCCTGCTGCTGCTGCTGTGCAGCCTGCTGAGCAGCCTGCTGCTGCTGTTGAACGTCTGGGGACTCGGTCATCGCGTTTTGTACTGATGCAGCCCACTGGTTCGCCACTAGGTCGAAGGCCTCCGGGGTTGAGAAGTCCCTGACCTGCTCAGGTTCCAGGCCCATAGCCTTCCCGACCGCGTACTGATCGTTTCTCCAGCTGGCATCGATCGGGGCATCAGGATCAGCCTCAGGCGCAGGGGCATCCTCCGGTTCAAACTCGGCAACGATCTCGGGCGGCTCCTCATCGAGAAGCTGCTCCCCCTCGGGGATCATCTCTTCTTGCTCATCAAGTTGGTCGTCTGGCATTGTGGTCCCTTTTCCTTTTCCTAGTAACGCATCCTTCTGGCTGGCTTTTTCGGACGCTTCGCTGCCTTGCTGGGCTTCTTGCTGCTCGACTTCTTGACGTACTTGCTCTTGGGCATGTTGCACCCCTAAGAATTCGAGTCCTTGTTGTGGAAGCCCAACACCTTCAGGTACTTCTTTTGCTGGGTATGCGATGTGAAGTGTGGTCGACCCTCACGGTCGAAGTCAATAGCGAACCCATGCTTGCGGGCATGCGCCATCGCGTCATGACGGTCATCAGGATGTACTGCAGCCCCCTCTGACACGATCACGCTGGATGTCTCGTAGCTCCTGCGTATCCGGCCCATACCCTTGGAGTCCTTGATGAACTCCTTTCGGGTGACCTCGCTACCGTTGATTTTATACACAACCGGCATCAAAAGTACCCCTCAAGACCCTGCAGCTGCTGGGCGTAGGGCACGTCCTGGAACATGCTTGGCATCTGCTGCATCGGGCCCACTCCAGCAAAAGGACCCTGCTGCAAATAGTCCATCTCAGGAGTGAATGGCTGTGCCGGGATGTACCCTGGCCAGCTATCGTATGGCCCGACGTTCCACGGGGCCTGATAGTCGATTGGGTTGTACGGGTACTGCTGCTGTCCCCAGTCACCCATCGGGTTCTGGTAAAACCCGCCATACGGATACCCGGGATGACTCTGGTGAATGGGCCCTGCCGGTTGGATGTATCTCGGGCCCAAGTTGGGGTCGTAAGGAGCATCCTCGCCCGGGGCAAGGTAGCCCTCGTCGGTGAACGGACTCGTTTCAGGGGAGTTCAGTGGAAAGTCAAGCGGTTCATAAGTTTGGCCTGGTGTTGGCTCGTAAGTATCCCGCCAGTATTGGTCCATCTGCTGCCTGAAGTAGGGGTCTACAGCCCCTATTGGTGGCATTGCCATGAATCGTTCCTAGAAGAGGGGTCTAGCAGGAGACTTGACTTTAGGAGGCAGAGGAGGATTTGGTCTTCCCCTAAACCAGTTTAGGACCCTGCGCTTGAGAGGATTGACCGGATTTCCTCCCCACCGTTGTTGATTAACTGGAGCAGCATTGGGGTCGAAAGGCTCAGGCAACTCATCTAGAGCGTCGAATGGGTTGCCTTGGTCAAACTGACGCTGTGCGCCTGGCGTGATCCCTGCAGGAGGCGCAACTGGTCCACCATACCCCGGGTGCCCTGGCCCGGGAACATATCCACCGGGACCGGGGCCGGGGTCAGGACCAGGAAAGGCCGGGGCTCCACCACCGGGGCCCACGGAGAACTGTGGGCCACCAGCATTACCACCGAACATATTCGGGAGCAG